ATATAACATTAACTGCCCAGACTTGGACCCAGGAGAAAATGTGCAACAACGAACAATGTCCACTTTTCGCTTCCAAGCACGATACGCCTTGCTTACCTATCCACAATGTGGACATCTCGATCCTTTTGCAGTGGTCAACCATCTTGCAGGACTTAACGCTGAATGCATCATCGGCAGAGAGAATCACGCAGATGGGGGTATTCATCTGCACGCTTTTGTCGACTTCGGAGTCAAATATAGGACCCGGAACGCCCGTGCATTCGATGTTGAAGGATGCCACCCAAATGTATCGCCGTCACGTGGAACACCAGAAGATGGGTATGATTATGCAATCAAAGATGGAGACATTGTGGCTGGGGGACTCGAAAGACCTACAGGAAGTAGAGTGGATGCAACTGGTGGGGTGTGGCCTGAAATCATCAATGCAAAGGATGAGTCAGAGTTTTGGCGCCTATGCGAATCACTGGCTCCACGTTCATTGGTCACTTCATTCACCCAACTGCGAGCATACGCTGCCTGGAAATTCCCTCCAATCAGAGTCCCGTATGAAACACCGGAGGGAGTTATCATCGACACGTCTTGGGTGGTTGAACTCGATAGCTGGGTACGAGAAAATCTCGGAAGAGGTGAAACTGGAGGTAAGTTATCTTACACCTGCGCTAGCTCTCTCCGGGGGGGGATCCCCACAGGTGGGGAACCCCTACCCCCCCTCCGATTCGCGCTTCGGTGCGCAGGTTCATAGTCTGACTTCGGTATGCAGAACGAAGAAAATCTCTTGTGGTATACGGGCCTTCCCGAATGGGAAAAACCATATGGGCGCGTTCCCTGGGAAGACATGCTTACTTCGGAGGCCTCTTCAGTTTGGACGAAGACATTGATGGGGTTGAATACGCCATCTTTGACGACTTCGGAGGAATCAAATTCCTGCCGGCCTACAAATTCTGGTTAGGTCACCAGAAACAGTTTTACGTCACGGATAAATACAAGGGAAAAAAGTTGGTACACTGGGCTCGGCCCTCAATTTGGCTATCTAACTCCGACCCACGCGACGAGCTTGGTGTAGACACAGACTGGCTTAACGCCAACTGCGACTTTGTGTACCTAGATAGCCCCATAGTAATGAACTAGCGTTCGTGCCAGTAAAAACTGCCCTCAGGGCTAAACTTATACTCCGTAAGCGGAGCTTCGTTACCCCCACTTGTGATAGCCATAATATCCATTATGTACATATCCCCAACCCCACGTAAACCGGCAGTAGAAAAAGGCCGATCACCAACAGTATCGCTCTCCATGTCATCCTCGTAAGAAATGGTCCTACGAATAGGATACCACAAATTATAGAGGCGGGAAGCGCCTGTCTCATTACCGGGCCGAATGGTGCGGACAACATCGGACTTAACAGTAATGCGGCGGGTATCAAGCGGGGCAGTAAACTGATTGGTCCAATCAGTCCCATCTTGACCCCTGAAAACGTAAGCCTGCAGCTCCTCCTGCGCATTGGTCACACCCAAAAGGGGACCAATAACACGATGACAACCACCCTCGGTGGTCTGATCATACAGCTGGCCAGGGATGTTCCCGTTGCCACTGGAATCCATAGCTTCGCGCAAATCTGCGCCCTTCAACATGAAAACAATACGGCGCCACATAAAAGTGCCACCACCATTAACGTCGATCTGGACCTTCTCCTTATAACCGACGGCGAAAATATCGGAGGAATTGCGGACAGCGGGGTTGGTGACAGGGGTGGGCGTATCCCGCGCGTTAGGAACAAACAAACAAAGAAGGGGGGAAACGGAAGTAAAGGGTCCGTTAGTGTGCACGTTGGCCTCATCTATGACGACAGGCATCATAGAGTCAACCTTCTTGCGAGACGTAACATTGAGAATTGAGCGACGAGTCATTCTCGGTCGCCGCCTTCGGAACCTTCGCCGACGAGCGAAGCGTGTAGATCGACGACTAGATCTTGCAACTCGACCACCGCGGCGGAAAGTTTTGCGAATTCTTCGGACAGATCGACGGGCAACCGACATTCTGAGCAATGAGCAACAGTAGGCGCAGGCGAAGGAATGCGAGGTGGGGTAGTGCTACCGCTGTAACAAGTTAGGCAGCAGCGGTGGAGCGCGTGATCAGTAAATGATTGGCAGGTGCGATTACAGTCTTGAACGTGAGGAGACATGGTAAATCGCGCATACAAAAAAAGGAGGGGGTTGGGGGAATCGGAGGGGTATATATACTTGTGAAGGACCCGGGTCTGGGTCCGTCTGGGCATATAACATTAACTGCCCAGACTTGGACCCAAGAAAAATGTGCAACAACGAACTATGTCCTCTTTTCGATTTCAAGCACGGTACGCCTTGCTTACCTATCCACAATGTGGAGACCTCGACCCTTTTGCAGTGGTCAATCATCTTGCGGGACTTGGAGCTGAATGCATCATCGGCCGAGAGAACCACGCAGATGGGGGCCTTCATCTGCACGCTTTTGTCGACTTCGGAGTCAAATATAGGACCCGGAACGCGCGTGCATTCGATGTTGAAGGATGCCACCCAAATGTATCGCCTTCTCGCGGAACACCGGAAGAGGGCTATGATTATGCAATCAAAGATGGAGATGTGGTGGCTGGGGGACTGGAAAGACCTTCAGGAAGCAGAGTGGATGCAAATGGTGGCGTGTGGGCTGAGATCATCAATGCAAAGAGTGAGCAAGAGTTTTGGGACCTATGCGAACGCCTGGCTCCACGCTCATTGGTCACTTCATTCACGCAGCTCAGAGCATACGCCGCCTGGAAATTCCCTCCAATCAGAGTCCCGTATGAAACTCCGGAGGGAGTTAACATCGATACGTCTTGGGTGGTTGAACTCGATCAATGGGTACAACAAAATCTTGGACGAAGTGAAACTGGAGGTAAGTGATCTTACACCTACGCGACCTCCCTCCGGGGGGGGATCCCCACAGGTGGGGAACCCCTACCCCCCCTCCGGTCGCGCTCTGGTGCGCTGATCCATAGTCTGAAGCTGACTTCGATATACAGAACGAAGAAAATCACTTGTGGTATACGGGCCTTCCCGAATGGGAAAAACCATTTGGGCTAGAAGCCTGGGAAACCATGCTTACTTCGGAGGCCTCTTTAGCTTGGACGAGAACCTTGATGGGGTTGAGTACGCCATCTTTGACGACTTCGGAGGAATTAAGTTCCTCCCAAGCTACAAATTCTGGTTAGGCCACCAGAAACAATTCTATGTCACGGATAAGTACAAGGGAAAAAAGTTGGTACACTGGGCTCGGCCCTCAATTTGGCTATCTAACTCCGACCCACGTGACGAGCTCGGTGTTGACACAGACTGGCTTAATGCCAACTGTAACTTCGTGTACCTAGATAGCCCCATAGTCTCCTAATTTACCGTTCATGCCAATAAAAACTGCCCTCAGGACTAAACCTGTAGGACGTTTCAGGTGCATCCGGCGTCAAATTCGTAATACCCATAATATCCATGACATACATATCCCCAACACCTCGTAAACCAGCGGTAGAGAAAGGACGATCACCAACGACGTCACTTTCCAAGTCATCCTCGTAAGCAATAGTTCGGCGAATAGGATACCAACACTTATACAAGCGCGAGGCACCAGTATCGTTGCCGGGCCGAATAGTGCGGAGCTTATCAGAGTGGACCGTAATACGGCGGGTATCAAGCGGGGCAGTAAACTGATCCGCCCAATCGGTGTCTTCTTGACCCCGAAACACGTAAGACTGCAGCTCATCCTGAGCATTAGTGACACCCAAAAGTGGGCCGATGACACGTCGACATCCACCCTCGGTGGTCTGATCGAACAGCTGATTCGGGATGTTGCCTGCATTACTGGAATCCATAGCAACGCGCAAATCAGACCCTTTCAACATGAAAACAATTCGGCGCCACATAAAAGTGCCTCCACCCAAAATATCGATGCGGACCCGCTCCTTATAACCGACAGCAAATATGTCGGAGGAATTGCGGACAGCAGGGTTGGTGACAGGGGTTCGGGTGGTGCGGGCATTGGGAACAAAAAGGCAGAGCAAGGGAGAAGGGGAGGTGTAAGGCCCCACAGTAGTGACATTATCCTCGGCAACAACAACAGGCAACATGTTGTCCACCTTCTTGCGAGAGGCTATGTTGAGGACCCGTCGGGTAGTCATTCTTCGTCGTCCAACTCGTCTCCTACGAGACGTTCGTGTAGATCGGCGACGAGATCTTGTAACTCTACCACCGCGGCGGT